TTTGTATGTGTGTATGTGTGTGTGTGTCAACCATAGAATGATAAATGAGAGAGATAGCGCACGATGAGAGAATGGGAGAGGGAAGGGAAGAATGAAGAAAGAAGGGGCCTAACCAGGCAACCCCTTCTCCTCACCTCGCTCCAACGGTCGAACATTTTCCATGGCAAACTGGACCAAGTCGGCGACTCGGCGCCTTTGAAGACCAACCATTGTCTGGTTGATATGTCCAGCAGCCTCCAGGCGTGCAAAGGCTGCGGCAGTGGGGTGCACCAGCATCCCATGCTTGGCAGCATACAGCACCATGGGTGAACAAACCGCGGCGGCCAACCGAAGCTCTGCTTCAAGCTTTGGTGGCCTGTCATTCTCTTGATGAATGAGTCGACGCATCGTGCGTGAGAGGTCATGGAGAGGTTCGAAAAGGTACCAATCACTACGTATCTTGTACCAATAGAACCTCCTGGACACGATTGTGGGTGCGGCGAGCATCCGTTGAGCAAAACTGCGCCCAGACTCAAACCACACAGAACCTTCATCTTTGAGCTCCCAAGGCAAGTGTTCAGTCCACAAGGAGATCCAGTTCTCATACAGGGACCTGGTTTCTGGATCATCAGCCAACACCCACAGTCTGCAATCATCACCACAAATCTCTAAGTGGTAACGTCTTTTCAAGAGCTGCGCAAAAGCCATACACGACAAGGGGTCCACGTCTGGGCCCAGCCTCTCGGAGACCCGTGCCAAATACGCATCACCTTTGCAGAGAACAGCAATTGCACACATGAGTTTGATGACGCAGTTCATGTGGAGCGTTGAAAAGAACCCAGATGGGTTGCCGCTGGATTTCTTGTAGATCTCTCCGGTGGACAACTTGAGCCTGGAGTTGATTGTGATGTCGGCAAAGTGTGTGAGCACTCCCACAGGTATGCCAGGGCGCATGTACTCGAGGTAGCGAAAGAAAGTCAGGATCATCCATGCTGTCATCCTCCGATCAAACTCTTTCGCATCTGTGGATCGGCAGGCTTTTGCGGACTTGTAGATCGCAATCCTAGGATTCGACACTGCAAGGTCAAGGTCGTGCCCGGTAAAGTTCCAGACCGGGGCGCCAGTCTTCATCCTGTCGACCCAAGCCTGCTCAAGGTCGTCAAACAATGCAACATAAAGAACTTTGTGGTGGAGGGATGGGCACTGAATGGAACGGCCCATGTCAAGTTTGGCCTTCTTGTACCCGTCCTTCTTGCCCATGACCACCCAATAGTAACCAGCATTAAGTAACAAGGCTGTCCGCTCGGATTGCTGGACATCGGGGTACACAAGCGCAGTGTACATGCTGTACACCTCATGGGCGAGCACGACCTTACCACGTTCAAAGTCGCCATCACCCAAGCTGGTGATATAGGCGACATGGTCTCCTTGTCCAATGATACCAACGGACTTCTTCAGTGCACCGATGGCATCAACCGCCTCCTTAACTCTCTCCCAGGTGACTGGAACAAATGGCTCACGCAGCTGGGCATCAAAACTCCACGCAATCTTCGCTGCGAATTCCATCTGAAGGTCGGTGCCCTTCTTACCGTTGGTCTTACCAAATTTTTGGATCTCGACCCTGTTCATGTCTGTAGAGGGCTTCATGAGGTACCTGTCGGTTGAGAAACCGTGGACGAGGTCCCCCCAGTCCCTTCGGAGACACCAGACCTTCTTCTTCTCTTCATAGGTGTCAGAGTAGAGCCGGTGTATCAACTGAAGTTCATAGGGGAGGCCATCGTTGTCGGGG